AAAGGGCAGGGGTCAGTTAGTGCCGGGTTGCTTGGGTTGCAGGATTGGGAATTGGTAGTGCATCCTGAATCGTACAACCTAAAAAAAGAGTTAAGGAATTACATTTGGATTGATAAGGGTAGTAAATTAGTGATTGACGATTATAACCATTTGATTGATCCATTAAGATATGCGTTTCAATATTTTAGTAAGCCGAAAATAATTAATTTTGTCGTATGAAAAACCCATTTAGAAATATGTTCAGCAGGAAGTCAGCGGCATTTGACGGTCTAAAAAACTTGCTCAATAAGGCATTGTATCAATTTACTGGGGATATTGGCTACCTGATCCCGGATAAGATTGAGAGCTATGTTAACGATGGTTACAGGTCAAACATTCATGTTTATTCGGTTACAACGGCAATTGCCAACCGGACAACCGGCTTCAAATTGCAACACTTCGATGGGGAGCTGGAGATCACCAACTCAAAGACATTGTCATTACTGAAGCGGCCAAACCCGATGCAATCATGGGATGATTTTATCAAAGCCGGTTCGCTATGGTATATGATTACAGGTAATTGCTACGTTTATTCATTGGCGCCTGATTCGGGATTGAATAAAGACGTGCCTAAAGAACTTTGGCTTTTACCCGCCCACGTGGTCAGGATTATAGGAGGAGGAATTGACCGACCGATTACAGGCTATCGGGTAGAACTTGGAGCGGGCGTTTACAGGGAGATTCCAGCAGATCAGATTATACATTGGAGGGACTTTAATCCGAATTATGACACTAACGGATCACAGCTTTACGGTCAATCATCATTAGCCGCTGGACTTCTAACTATTCAGGCCAGCAACGAAGGTTATAAGGCACTCAACAAAGCCTATCAGAACGGAGCACCAGCCGGGATATTAACCGGCACGGAAAACAAAGATTTAGAATACACACCGGAACAGATTGAGGCGATTAACACCCGATGGGCTAAGAAGTACGGAAGCGTTGACAACTACATGAAGATCATATTCAGTCGTAACCCTATGCAGTGGATTCAAATGGGTTATTCTGTTGTCGATATGAATATAATCGGCCTGATGGAATACACATTGCAGGACGTTTGTAATCTTTATCATGTGCCGATTCACCTATTCGCTTCCAAAAATGCAGCGTTAAACAACTACCGAGAGAGCCGCAAAGCGATTTATACCGATGCTGTTATCCCGTTGATGGATCAGTTTATGAGCCTGATTAATACCTTTTTGGTGCCGAGAATGGGAGAAATCGGGCTAATCAAGTACGATACAAGCCAGATAACAGAACTGAACAGCGACATTGCGGAACTTATGACCGTCATCCAGAACGCTTACTTCTTAACCGGAAATGAAAAACGGGAAAAGATCGGATTGCAACCATTGGCCGATCCAATGATGGACGCTATACTTTACCCGTCAAACTTATTACCTGGGGTCGAGTTGGGAAATATAGATGATAATGATTTGAGCTTATGATCCCACACGAACACATAAGGAATAAATATTACCGTTCAGCGAAAGCCGAAAGCAAGCGGATGCTCAATATTTACCGTGCTGATTTTATGACCCGTATTGCAAACGCTCAATCAATTGGCGACATCCAGCACGAGGCAGATAAGGCAATAAGTGATGAACATGTAGTAAATCTAATGGTTAAGATTTATTCAGGGGTTGGGAGCCGCTTCGCACGGGCAACAATCAAAGATGTAAATACGAAAAAGGCAGCCGGTGATTTAGACTATTGGATTGAATACTTTAAAATCTACGCACGTACCAAGCTGGCGAATAAAATAGCTTGGATTACCAACACAACAGAGGAAGTATTTAAAGACATAGTTCGCAGGCTATCAGAGCAGGCAGGATCAGAAGGGTGGAGCATTGCACATTTACGCAACGAAATCCAGAACGAGATAGGATTTTCAAACGCATACCGCGCTGAGCGGATCGCGCGGACTGAAATTGTTGCGGCATCAAATGTTGGAACGTTGGAAGGTGCTAAACAAGCAGGTATTCCGACCAAAAAGAAATGGTTACCAATCGTTGACCAATTTAGCAGGCCGAGCCATGCAGCAATGGAGGGCAGCCCTGCTATTGGATTGGATGAGGCGTTTATTATTGATGGTGAATCGCTGATGCAGCCAGGTGATGGTTCGGCAGAGCAATGTATCAACTGCCGGTGTGCGCTGGATATTGTGCCTGATACGAGTTACGAAGAAATACTAAACCGATGACAGATGATACAATTAAACACGAGAGTTTTAAATATTGAAACTGGAACTGTTGGGGCTGTAAAATCAATTTCGATTGACTTTAACTTCCCCAAAATGGAAATTTATACAATAGAAAATGAAATATCTGGGGAACTTGAACTTGTTGGCATAGCGTCTGACTTAATACTATTGGAGCAATGCAAACTAAACTAAACGGCTACGGCATAGAGATTGACTGCCTGATGATCCTTGACGAGTGCGGGGCAGAACCTGATGAAATTGATACGTTTTGGACGGAGGCAACATTGGCAGAAATAACACTTGACAATTGAATTAAAATAACTTATATTTGCAGCGATGGAAAAGTTAACCAAATCGGTACAGCAGTCTATAAAAGACATTGATTCCAAAAACAGGACAATAGTAGCATATGCATCCGTATTTGGGAATATTGATTCAGATGATGACATAATCCAGAAAGGAGCATACCTAAAGACCATTGCCGAAAACGGTCCACGAGGAAAGAATCGGGTTTGGCACTTGTTTAACCATTGGCAGGATTGGCCGATCGCCAAGCCTCACGAATTGAGCGAAGATAATAAAGGGCTGCTATTTGCCTCAAAGATGCCAGACACCGATAAGGCTAACGACTTGTTGAAACTTTATGAGGCCGGATTCCTTACTGAGCATTCAGTTTGGATAAGGATTATTAAGGCTATAAACGAAACCCAACAGGGTAATGACATCCGCATTATTCAGGAGGTTGCATTGATGGAGGTTAGTTCGGTTCTTTGGGCGGCAAACGAAGCTGCTCAAACGGTTGGCATCAAGTCAATTAAAGAACTGAACGAGCGGATAGAAGCAGGCAGCCACATGATGAGAACCGGCACCCTGACCGATGAAGGGTTCAAACGATTGGAACAAGAATTGAAAGATATTAAGGCACTGTTATCAAAACAGCCGCCAGTTGCTGGAATAAAGCCGGAAGAAACCAGTTCATCCACTTTGGAGGCGTTGATTGAGTTCAAAAACAACTTAAAAACACTAAAGTAAAATGGAAAATTTGAAGAAAGAACTGGAAGGAATCGCGACTAAACTTGACGCGACAGTTGAAAAATTCCAAACCGCGAATGCAGAGGAAGTGAAAGGGCTTAAGGCCGAGTTCCAAAACCTAACAAAGCAATACAATGACCTTTCTGCCAAGTTGGAGAAAGACCTGCAAACTGTACAGGGATCAGTTGATGAGCTGAACATCGAAAAGAAACGGTTATCCGAGAGCCGGAAAGCGCAGAAGGATTTGCGCACAGCATTGACCGAACAATTAAGTTCTGATGAGTTCAAAAGTTACCTGAAAAGTAAAAAGTCAGGCGACAAGCGGGCAAAGCATAATATCGTGATGGAAAATGTGGATTCACGCAAGGCAGCCGTTACACCTTCGACAGCAACAGCGGATACCAGTTCACCTGATTACCTGAATACCGGCATTATTTACGACTTTGATCGTGATATGTTTGTCCGTAATTTCATCCCTTCAGGTGCAACCACAGCCAACAGCGTGGTAGTGCCTATCGAGTTGACGATTACAGACGGTACGGCCGTAACCGCAGAGGGTATTCAGAAGGGCGTATCACAGTTCACTCTTGACAACAAAGCGTTCCCGGTAATGAAGATTGCCGCGGTTTTGAAGATCAGCGAGGAAATGCTTGACGATGTTCCCGGACTTGTTACCTACATTGTTAACCGTTGGGGTTCTAAATTGAAGGTAAAAGAAGATGCAACCATACTTTATTCTGTTGCAAGTGCGACCGCCTTTGATGGTTTGACAGTAGCCGCTCAGGCTTATGTTGACGCGTTGGCTGATTCAGCCGTAACCAAGTGGGATGTTCTGATGAACGCTATCACTCAGGTACGCATTGATGAATACCGGGCAACCGCTATCATGATGAACCCTGCCGATGTGCTGACATTGAAAACTGAAAAAGGTTCTGATGGCAACTACTTAGGACGCAGCCCGTGGGATCGCCTCCCGATGTTCTGCGATGGTGTTCAGATTATCGAAACAACCGCCATCGGTCCCGGTGAGTTCCTTGTGGGTGACTTCACCCGTGGGGCGCAGATATTTGACCGAAAAACAGCTTCAATCAACTTCTTCGATCAGGATGAGGACAACGCCCAGAAAAATCTGATTACCGTTGTAATTGAAGAAAGGTTAGCACTTGCAGTTTACCGCCCGAACGCATTTGTTTATGGCGACTTTGCCTCAGCACTTGCAAAAGGATCAGCATAGTATTAATTTAAGTCAGACAGGGGGCGGGGTGATAGCCGCTCCCTAAATGGCTTTTAAAAAAAGAGAATGAAAACAATCCTACTCAATTTAGAATCAAGGCCAGACCGATTAAAGCGGTCGGTCGATGAGTTGGGTAAATTTGGCATAGATCAGATTGAAATATTCAAAGCTCACACAGGCGGACATTCTGGATTTAACAAGTCGATGCACGAGATCGTAATGTCAGACGGTGAAATGCTTGTGGTTGAAGATGACATTAAACTGATTGGCAATGTATCTGATCTGATTGCCGCAAAGAAGCAACTCCCAGATGATTGGGACATGCTATATTTAGGCGCGAACCTACTTGAACCATGCCCGAAATACGACACCAGAATCAATAGATTAACAAGCGCATGGACTACACACGCAATTTTATACAGCGTGAAAGGGTCAGACTATTGCGCTAAGTTTTACGATTACTCTTTAGTTTACGATGAATGGCTCAGGCGGGTGGCACAGAATCGGTTAAAATGTTTCGTAATGAATCCGCTTATTGCGTTTCAACACCCGGACATATCAGACTTGACCGGCCAATATTCTGATTACGATTTAACCGACAAAGGAATGTTAATATGAAAATACTTTTTTACATACACGGTTATCCACCATCACACAACGCGGGCGCGGAGTGGATGGCATACGATATGATTGAGAGCCTAAAGCAACGGCACGAGGTAACAGTGATTACCCGTAATGCTGTTAATGGCTTTCAAGAGGGCGTGAATGTGGAAGGACTTAACTTGATTACGCTGAAGAAAAGATTTAGTGAGCATGATGTTGTATTTACCCATCTGGATTTCACCGGTAAATCCCACAATATCAGCAGGTTATTTGGTAAGAAAAACCTATATGTAATCGTTCACAATACGACACCATACGCAATCATCAAGACAAGGCCGTATCAGTTTAATATTGTCTATAATTCACGTTACACCGCTGCATTAAACTATAAGCAACGCTCAATGATTTGCCGGCCTCCACTCGTTCCTGAACGATATGCAAAAGAGAAAACAGGACTTAACGCTATCACTTTGGTAAATTGCTGGCCTGACAAAGGCGGTCAGATACTAATTGACCTTGCGCGGCTTATGCCGGAGCGTAAATTTATAGGTGTATTAGGCAGCTATGGACAACAGGTGCGGGCAGACCTCCCGAATCTTACTTACATCGCAAATAGCCCGGATATGGCGAAAGTCTATGCAGATACGGAAATACTTATCCAACCATCCACATATGAGAGTTACGGAAAGGCAGCATGTGAGGCACTATCCACCGGATGCGCTGTAATCTGTACAGACACCCCAGGGCTTCGGGAATCATTAAGCTATGCAGGCATTTACGTTGATCGCACAGCCGAGGCGTATAAGGCTGCTATTGAGAAAATG